TGCCAACAACGCTCTCAAAAGGTGTTTTAGGTACTGTTTCAACCTTAAACGGCACATTGGTCAAGTCTCTGTTAAGTCTGCCAGAAACTAAAGCAAAGTCTTGAACCTTCTGAGCGTATGTTGGCCCAAAAACCCTGTTAAACACAGCCGCTTTCGTTCTGTCATTCAATGTTGCAACTGGATCACCCGCACGAACAATGTCATCCAACATAAAGGAACGAGCCGCATTTACTGCATCTTTGTTCGCTCCATACTGTTGCATGAACTTATTGGTGAAGTTCACATCAGAGTACATCTTAGAGACCAACTCTTGTGGACTCTTAAAGCCACCAGAACTTACGATTTGCTCACCCGCAACCTTCTTAAATGCGGAATCCAAACGATTACGCTCTGCTATCAGGGCAGTAACATTGTTTGAAGCAGTACGAAGCTCATCTTCTAAGCCTGGAACTAAAGACATTCCACCTTGGTTTTTGGACAACCATTTATTAGCCGCTTTGGGGTCTATAACATCGTTCTTGAGAGCCGCACGACTGAAACTATCGTAGAAGGCATCTCTTGCCACACGAATACCATCTTCACCTGTAGCCTTAATAAAGTCATCAACATTAGACTTGTTACCAATGATGGCAGGAGCAATTTGCTCAACAAACTTCTTGCGGTCAACAGCTTTCAATGTCTCAGAGTTAAATGGCAAACCAACCTTCTGGAAGTAAGAAGCATCAGCATTGCGATAAGCCTGAACAAAGTCAGGATCAAGGTTATCAATGTGTCCACCAACACGGGCTTTCAATTCAGACAAAAGGCGAATATCAGCGGGTTCGCTTGTTTTACGCAATTGTTTGTTGATTTCACGCTTTAAAGAGTCTAAATCCTCTACTGTAGCGGCAGAGAACTTTATTCCACCTTCGGTCATAGGCTTGCCTTCTGCGGTCAGAATAGGGCTAGGCGCTACTTCTGAAGGACGGAACTTCGCACGAACACGATTGTAGATAGATGGGAAAGTCTTAAAGATATCAGATGCTTGCTCACCCGCAACAAAGTTGAAGATGTCGTCAACAGAACCAGCAGGTAATTCAACCTTTTTCTGTTTAGCAATGTCAAAAGCCTCAGTATAAAGTGGCTTAACCAACTGATAAGCGGCATCTTCTTTGGCGGCAACAAGTGTAGAAACACGTTGACCAAACACATTGGGGTCAAGAGTTGCATCTTTGTAAGTATCTGCAATCTGCTCATCAATAGTGCGAGTCCTACGGGCTTGTGGTTTAGCCAAATCAAGCGGAGAGATATTCACACTAACTTTAGATGGGTCACCAAACAAACGAACCTGACTAGCAGCCAAAGCCTGTTTAGCTTGCTCAAACTGATTGCCATACTGCGCCCTGAATACAGGGTCTTTAGCCGACAAACTTTGAATCAACTGGTTGACAACGGGATTGTCTGCCAACAAAGAACTTACAGGCATCTGTATTGGCGCACCACCAGGTGTTTTCAATGAAAGATTTTGTTGTGCTTTGGCGGCCTTAACAATAGTATCCATAATTGTTGGATCGGCAGCACCTGCGGCAATAAAGATATTACTAATTCGTTTATCTACATCTTTAAGTAATTCATCTTCAGGAACAGTTCCACTAACTTTATTCCATTGAGAAGCGGCAGCATCAAATGCTTTACCAGCCAAAGGAATGGTTTTTAATGTTGTTCCTAAAGCGTAAGAACCACCGCCACCACCTGCAATACTGCCAACAACTCGACCTGTAGTGGGAGCGCCCATCTTTTCGCCAATATACTCACCCGCTTGACCACCCGCTTCAGCAGTAGAGCCAATAACTTGTTGTTCAGCAGGGCGCATTAGTGTTTGACCAAACAAACCCATTCGCCTTGTAGCCGCTAATGCTGGGAATAGATAACTATATGGAGAGGTAACTGCTTCTGTACCTTCGGCTGCAATCTTTTGAAAACCACCTTGTGGCTCTGCACCAGTAGTCCCCAAAGTCTCCATGACACTTTTGTAAACAGGCTGACGACCTGCTTGAAATGTCTCAACAATTCCACCTTGTGTGGGTGCAGGAGCAACAGTACCTCCACTAGCCCTCATACCCAAAGTCAATGGATTAACACCTGTACGCTCTAGGGCAGAAAATATAAGGTTGGATAAACCAGATGTAGTTCCTGCAAAACTTCCAATACCTTTTCGTGCGGCTTCAGCCATCACAGCACCCGTAGAAGATGTTGCTTTGCCAGATAACTCTTCTAGTTCAGCATCCGATAAAGGTGTATCGGATTGAAAGCGTTTTCCGTCAATTTCATAAATTGGCATGATGCGTCCTTATTCTTCAATGACAGTAACAACTTTACCGCTTTTAAGCGTTCTAGTATTGGTTTTCTTCTCTACACCACCAGCACCTGAAAACTCTGGGAAATCAAGAGCTTGGTCAACACGAGCCTTTTCGTATCCAGGATTACTGTAAGCAATTTTACGTTGTGCTTCAATTTCAGTCTTAGCTTTGTTTGTAGAAACTTTCTTAATAGCTAAAAGTGTCTTCTTGATTTTTTCTTGTGTGTCAAGAGTTGGAGTAGAAGTAAACAATCTAGCTACGTAATCAGCAGTTCCACCAAGCAACGAAGGATCAGCTCCAGCCGCTAACAATTCCTTTTGACTTAAATCTCCAGAACCAGAAATAGCTCTAGCAAATTGTGTTTGCGCTGCCCTAAAAGATGCAAAGTTGTTTGTATCAATAGAGTCTTGGATATTTTCCAAAGCATTGTCAGCAGCAGTTACTGCTTTAAGTTGAGGATCAATAGTACGTTGAACACTTGCTCTAAATGCTGGAATATCTGCCAATTGTTTATCACCAGGCATCACATTGGTAATCGTAGTGCCTTTTCCTTCTCCCTTGGCTTTAATGGCGGCCTGTACTTGTGCCAATAGTGGAGAACCTGCTGGCAATGTTGCGGCATATTCTTGAAGTTTTTGAATCTCAGTTTTTGCTTCTGCCTTTTCACCCTTGCTTGTCAATCGTCTTAATTCTGTTAAGCGAGTATTCAACAAATTCTTGGCACGAGTACGCTCTGGGTCTGCGGGTAAATCCTCAACTCGTGATAATGCGTCTTCTAAAGTAGCAATTTCATTTGCAATCTGAATATCGTTAGGAGTAGCTTGTTGGCGCTCACGAGCCGCTTGTGCCGTAGAAGCCAATGCAGCCGCTTGTCTCTGTTTTGTTTGGGCAACATCACTCTGTGCTTGACGAGCATATTGAGCTAAAGCCATAGCACCTTGTTGGTCGCCAGCTTGAGCCAATATTTGAGCACCTTTTAGAATGGACTCAGGGTTAGTTTGGTCAATCTGTTGAGCAATAGCATTGCGAGTGCTAATCAACTTTAACTGTGGGTCTTCTATGCCCATAGCACCAGCAAAGCCACGACCCAATTGACCAACACTAGCCATTAAACCTGCTTGCGCTGCCGCACCAGGTGATAGCTGAGCCAACTCATAACCTCGTTTGAGGTCTTGTTGGTATTGTTGACCTTGATACATTTCAGGTGTCAAGCCAAATAAACTTGGAATAATGTCTGCCATGATGATTCCTTAAGAAGACCAAGTACCAAGAACATCTTGGTTGCCATAATAATTACCTGCACCAAATCCTGTACTTGGCGCACTCATTGCTGTTATGGGCGCTACACCACCACTCAATAAGCCACCAAACACATTACCCAATGATTGACCAAACATGGCATTAGGATTTCCTGCAGCAATCAATGATTGTGCGCCAAGATTTCTTGTTGCGTCTGCACTTGTAGCCAAGTTTGTACTCAATTGAGCGCCAGTTAAGCCTAAACGACCCGCATTAGCACCTGCTTGAGCTTGTTGTTGAGCAAGAGCTTGACTCATGTTATAGGCTTGTTGAGCTTGTGACTCAAGGTTCTGAACTTGACCCATAGCGGCAGTGTAAGGAGCATAAGCCGCTTGCTGACCACCATAATACTGACCCATAGTTTGTGCGCCAGTACCCAACAATCCCGCACCAAATGCAACTTGTTGTTGACCAGCCTGTTGAGCTTGAGCCGCCAACTGAGCATCTTGTTGCGCCCGAGCGTTATACAAAGCCTGTAGTTCAGGAGTTGTAGCACCTAAATTACCACCTTGAGAAACCGCTAAACCAGAGCGACCTTGTTGATAAAGTCTGTTTTGCAAGTTAGCTAATTCTGTTTCACGGCTTGGTGCTAATAAGTTCATTTGCTGAGAGATGTATCTTTGAGCAACTTCTTCAGGACTCTGAGCCAAGTATTGATTACCAAGTCCAAACAAACTCTGAGCGCCTTGTTGTAAAGGTGCAAATTGTGCTTGTGCTTGTTCTGCTTGACTCAAACCTCGATTAGACAAAGCAACCAAGCGATCTTGTTGAGCCTTGGCTTCTGGAGTTAGTTGATAACCTGCACTTACCATCTGACCAGTTACAGGATCATATTTAAACTCAGAACTACCGAATCGAGTTGTCATGCCAACAGGACGGAATTGAGCCGCTTGTTTGGCAGCAGCAGTCTCAGCATCAACTCTTGCTTGTGCGGCTTGTGTAGCCTCTCTAGACTGTTGCATCTGTAGCAGATTACCTGCTGTACCTAAACCACCAGAGAGTAAATTAGATAACTGTTGACCAGTTAAATTGCCAAGCAAACCTGTTCCTGCTTTAGTCAATAAATCAGTTAAAGTTGTAGCACCAGTTACTCCTGTTGTAGCGGCTGTAGTAGCCGCAGTAAGTGCAGCACCACCCAAACCATTTTGAGACATCCAACTAACATCTGCTTGTGGAATACCAGCATTTACTAATTGTTCAGCAGTAATGTTATTTGCATTTAACCAAGAAATTTTATCTTGTGCAGACAAACCTTCCCATCCTGGAGGCAAAGTTGTACCAAGTTTGCTAACAATTGCTTGAGTAGCAGAATCAGCAGCTAATTTTTTAGCAACTGTATCGGCAGTAACAAGATCACTAGTCAACAATCCACTGCCACCAGTAAGATTTGATAATGTTGCAGTGTCAGCACCAGTGGTTAAGGCAGTTGCTAGACTTTCTGCACCTGCTGTACCACCTGCACCACCTAAAGAAAGGTCTTGCAGCGCTAAATCAGCCAAACTTGCGCCACCAGCACCAGTTATTAAGCCACTGCCACCAGTTAAGCTCGTAATTGTTGGTACAGTTGCCCCAGTAGTTAAGGCCGAAGCCAAAGTCTCTGCACCCGCAGTACCACCAAGACCACCAAGAGATATATCTTGTAAAGCCAATTCAGCCGCAGTGAGTCCTGTAGTGCCAATAGTGCCTGCACCACCAGTTAACAAACCACCTGCACCAGCACCACCAAGTAAAGCAGATTCAGCAAGTGCAGTAGCACCCGCAGAACCACCAAGGCCACCAAGAGCCATGTCAGCAACAGCAAGTTCAGACGCTGAAAGTCCTGCAACTGTTCCCGCAGTGCCTCCACCACCGATAGCTGCTGATAAATCTGGCACACCAAACATCAAACCACCAGCCGCCAACAAAAATGGCAACATTGAGTTATCAACTTTTTGTTGTGTACCAGTACGCTCTACTTCACCCGAAGGTAAATATTGGTTGTATTTGCCACCAGCTTTATTTTCGTTTTCTTTGTAAGCAAGTATGTTTTCAAGTGGCCCAATTTGTTGATCCTCACCAGAACCAGTAATTCTAAAATTAGGTTGATAAAAGGTATCACCCAACTTCAGAGTAGAACCTACTGGTAAATCTGTTCTTTGAATTAAAGCCTTAACAATGTCAGCCTCAGTAATGCCGTACTGCGACATTTGCTGATTAACTTGCTCTGGTGTCGCATTGCGATTCGTATCAATCCATTGATTGATGTTCGCCAAATAATCTACATTATTTTTAGATGCGTAATTTGCTGCTGCAGAAGTCGCCATGATATTTCCTTACAAATTTCCTGTTGCTGTGCTTGGGAATGTTCGTTTGTCGCCAGGCCAGATAATTCTTACTGCACCACCAGCTCCTGATCCACCACCACTAACATTACCATACCAACCAGAAGCTCCACCGCCACCATATAACCCACCAGTAGGGCCAGGATTAGTCCCCACAGTTGCACCATCAGCCCCGCTAGACCCGCCTTTACCGCCAAGGTCATTAGTTGTAGTTGTTCCACCAGCGCCACTTGATCCTTGACCAAGCAGCCCTACGCCACCACCAGAACCATTTGCTTGACTAGACTCAATTGTTCTTGCAGCACCACCGCCACCACCGCCACCAGAGCCTGCTGATCCATTGCCAAAAGTTGGATTCCCAAAAGTTCCACTTCCTGCGCCAGCACCACCATTTCCTGCATAGCCTCCAGCACCACCACCGCCTAATCCAGAGCCATTACCACCAGAACCGCCACCAGTTCCTGCATATGAGCCACCAGTTGCAGGGCGTGTAATTTGATCGCTTTCACCACCACCAAATCCACAAACTGTAGATGTGTTTACAAAGTAAGAATTTCCACCAGCAGCGCCATTTGTAGCTGTAGTTCCATCACTTGTGCCGCCTGCACCACCAGCTCCTACTACAACTGTGTAACTATTTCCTGGTGTCACAGAGTATGTATTTAAATATCCAAGTCCACCGCCTGCACCAGAGTTATAGTTACCGCCTCCTAAAGTTCCTGCTGCGCCAGAACCACCACCCACACAAACTACTGAAACAGAAGTTACATGGGCAGGGCAAGTCCACGAGTAAGTGCCAGACGTTGTGTATTCCTGTTGACTAGCAACATTACTGCCTGACAAGAATGCGTTGATAGCGGCAAACATTATGCTGTGTACCCTTGTGAGTAAGAACCATACCAATATGTGCCATCAGCAACAAATGTAAAGATATCTAACTTGCCAGCAGTAGTGGTTACTGTTGGAGCGCCAAGAACATTGAACTTAACACTTGTGAATGTTGCACTACCACCACCAGTAGTAGCCGCTTGTTTAAGAATCAAGATAAATGACTTACCTGCAGTAGCAGTAGGCATTGTGAACGTGCAAGCAGTAGATGCAGTTAAAGTAGCAGTTTGAACAGTGCCATTCGTTAGAGACAAAGTGTTTGACGTTGTGACAGTACCAATCGCAACAACACCCTCTGTATAGTTATTTACAGTAGGATTAGTTAGAGTCTTGTTTGTCAGAGTTTGAGTATCTGTAGTGCCAACAATCGTGCCACTTGGTGCGCCAGAAGAATCTAACTTAGTCGCAATGGCAGTCTGAATGTTGTTGAACTCAGTGTCAATCTCAGTACCCTTGACAATCTTTAGAGGATTGCCAGAGGTGAGGTTATCTTTAGTTGCAAAGTCAGTACTCTTTGTGTAGTTACTCATGATATTTTTCCATTCTTAGCTTGGATTTCAATTTTCTGGATCGACAACTGCGCTCCATCAATAACAAGTTCATAACCAGTTTGAACAACCTTGCCTGTACCACTTGCGGAAACAGTCAAAGTGTTAAGTGCTATGCCATCAGAATAGTATGAAACAGTAGTAGCATTTGCACCATATTCATCAATTCCATACTGAGCAACACCCTGTAAAGGGATAGTTGCATTGGCACTCAAGTAGTTACTCTTAAAATCAAAGCCCCATTTGATCGTAACTGTCTGATTTGTTCCACCAATCACAACAGCAGAAATCTTCTTTAGAATAGAAGTCTGGTTGACATTTCCAAGGTCTGCATTGTTTGTGTAGTACAGCATCCTGTAAGACGTTTGATAGTCTGAATAGCCAGTGTA